ATATTAATAAGGTTGTGTCATCGTTCAGCAAAGGACTATTTAAACAAACACTTCACCTAGTAAGACAAAATGGACAAGCTAATAAAAAGATAGCAGATGATGTTGATAAAAATGCAGTTACTACTGATCCAAATGCAGTTGATACGAAAGCAGTTGGCGGCGAAGTAGTTGCAACAGCTGACACTTCCGACTTCTCAAGTGCTAAATCAGGTGGCGCCGAGCTCGGCAATTTGCTTGAATTTAGGGGTTAATAATGGCATTAGGACATAATAAAAGTGATCGAAGATCTTCGTATACACCGCAGTCAGAAAGCTCTGGGCCGTTTCTTGCTAAGATAGTCGGCCATGTAGATGAAACCTACATGGGGTCTTTACGAGTGCAATTATTAAAAAAAACAAGTCCAGGAAATAAAGAAGATGTTGGTGCCTCCCAAGTATTAACAGCACGATATCTTTCACCGTTTGGTGGAGTAACTCCTAGAGATAGTGTTAGTAACGATCCAAGTTATAGACATAGTCAACAAAGTTATGGTATGTGGATGGTCCCACCGGATCTTGGAACAGTTGTCTTAGTGATTTTAATAGAAGGTAATCCAAATGATTGTTACTGGATTGGATGTGTTCATGATAAGTTTGCAAATTTTGCTGTCCCAGGTCATGCCGCAACTACATATCATACACCGCCACTTAACGCAGAGAAGGAGGAACGATCTGAGTTAAAAGGTAAAAAACTTCCAGTAGCTGAGTACAATAAACTACTTGAGACGGGACGCCTCGGCGAGCCTACAAAGTTTCCAAAGCCGTATCAACAAAGATTCACAGACGACTTAATAAAACAAGGATTACTAGACGATGAAACTAGAGGTATAACATCTTCTAGTGCTAGAAGAGAATTACCAAGTACGGTATTTGGAATTAGCACACCAGGCCCAACAGATAAAACAGACAAAGCTCCAAAACACAAGACATCTTATAGAAGTCGACTCGGTGGAACATCATTTGTTATGGATGACGGTGACGTAAGTTTCTTAAGAAAAGGGTCAGCAACTACAACACCACCAGACTATGCAAATGTTATGCAAGACGATACTAATGGAGATAAAACATTACCGCATAACGAATTAGTTAGATTAAAAACTAGAACAGGGCATCAAATATTATTACATAACACAGAAGATTTAATTTATATTGCTAATGCAAACGGAAGTGCTTGGATTGAATTAACAGCAGATGGAAAGATTGACATTTATGCAAAAGATAGTATGAGTGTGCATACTGAAAATGATCTTAATTTAACAGCAGGTAGAGATATTACAATGGAGGCAGGCGCTAATATTTCTTTAAAAGCAAGTGGAACGTATGACCCAACAAACGAATTCCAAACGCCTCTTAAAACTGTTAAAGGTAGAATACAAATAGAATCAGCCGCAGATACTAATATGCTTATTGGTAGGAATCATTGGGTTACTACAGTAGGCAATTATGAAGCTAAAACTAACGGTAAAAATATGCTAACAGCAGGCGCAGAAACACATATTAAGTCTGGCGGAAATCATATAGAAACAGCTCCAAAAATTCATATGAATGGGCCAGCGGCCGATTCTGCCAAACCCGTTTTACCTCTTAGTATGCATATTTTACCAGGTACTCCAACAGGGAATTTGAACGGTACGTTAGTACAACGAGCACCAACACATGAACCGTGGACACACCATGAAAATTTAAATCCTGTAGCATTTAAAATTGCATTAACGGATAGAGACACAGAGACCACAGTAGCTAATACATTAGCAACTCCATCAACACCAGAAGCGTTTAAAAAGACGGCTAAAAAATAGCAACTAAAAATAGGGTAAATACAGTATCATGAGCATTAGTAATAGAGAATTATATAAACAAATAAAGGTACGTACTAACCAAAAACCGCAAAGTCCGGTTCAAAGTCGGGCATATCGCGGCCTAAGTACAGTTAACCCGGCTAATAACAGTCATGTGCTATATGATATAGAATTAATTAAGCAAGATATTATAAATCATTTTCATATACGGCAGGGTGAAAAGTTAGGAGACCCAGAGTTTGGTACTATTATTTGGGACGCTATTTACGAACCTCTAACAGATCAGTTAAAAGAAATAATAGCCGATAATGTTACGAAGATTGTTAATTCAGATCCACGTGTAACAGTAGAGAGTATTGATTTAGAGTCGTATGAAAGTGGATTAATAATTGATTGTGTGCTTACATATTTGCCTTATAACATTTCTGAAGCAATGAGATTAAAGTTTGATGAAGATGCGGCGCAGTTCGACAATTAAGTATGCGGTTAATGGAATTCAATAAATATAGTTAACAAGGAAACAGTATGTCAGTAACAAACAGACAAAACAGATTACTTCTTTCAGAGGACTGGAGAAGGGTATATCAAACGTTTAGGAATGCAGACTTCACATCTTATGATTTTGATAGTCTACGCCGTACTATGATCTCTTATATAAGAGAGAATTATCCGGAAGACTTTAATGATTATATTGATTCAAGTGAGTATCTAGCGTTAATTGATCTTATTGCATTTTTAGGGCAGAATATTTCTTATCGTATCGACCTTAATTCTCGAGAAAATTTCCTTGAACTAGCAGAACGTAGAGATTCAGTTTTACGGTTAGCACGATTACTTTCTTACAATCCGAAGCGTAATCAATGTGCAAATGGATTAATAAAATTTGAAGCAGTATCAACAACTGAAGAAGTAGTTGATTCAAATGGAACAAACCTAGTTAATCAAACCGTTGTTTGGAATGATCCATCTAATTCCGACTGGCGCGAACAATTTGAAAAAATTATGAATGTAGCATTGCCAATTAATTCTACAATTGGAAAACCTATTAAGAAAGATACTGTTGAAGGTATATTAACACATCAATACAGATATAAATCAAGTAATACAGGAGTTCCTGTTTATACATTTAGTAAAAGCATCGACGGTCGTAATCTTCAGTTTCAGATTGTTTCGTCAGATGTCTCTAGTGGAGCTATATCAGAAGAGCCACCATTACCAGGAAACAGTTTAGCATTTTTATATCGAGATGATGGACGAGGTCCAGGCAGTTCTAATTCTGGATATTTTTGTCATTTCCGCCAAGGTACTATAGATCAAGGTGCGTTTAGTGTTAATGCTCCTAGCACAAATCAATCAATTGCAGTTGATGCCACTAATGTTAATAATACTGATGTTTGGTTATATTCATTAAATTCAATAGGTAGCGAATCAGAGCTATGGACTAAGGTTGACGCAGTAGAAGGTAATAATATTGTTTATAATAGTGTACGGAAAAAGATAAGAAATATTTTCGGAGTACTTACTAAAGGCCAAGATAAGATTAATTTAATCTTTTCCGACGGAACGTTTGGGAATTTACCTAAGGGTGATTTTAGAGTTTATTATAGATCAAGTGTTAATCAGTCTTATAATATTCTTCCAGAAGATTTAACAAGCATTGGTGTATCAATACCATATATATCAGCCGCTGGAAACCAAGAAACATTGAGTTTAACTCTTTCCTTAAAGTATACGGTAGATAATAGTAGTACATCAGAAAGTAATTTAAGTATTAAAGAAAATGCTCCAGCTACCTACTACACACAAAATAGAATGGTCACTGGAGAAGACTATCAAGTTGCTCCGTTAGGAGTCAGCCAAGAAATTATTAAAGTTAAAACAGTTAATCGAGCATCGAGTGGAATTTCACGATACTTTGATTTATTAGATAGTACTGGAAAATATTCAAGCACAAATCTATTTGGTAACGATGGTGTTATATATAAAGAAACTTTAACAAAACATAAAAACTTTACCTTCCTAACAAAGGTAGACATTGAAGGACATATACTAAACACTATTGAACCAATACTAGCCGAAAAGCAATTATTAAATTATTACCTAACAACATTTCCTAAAACTATTGTTGCTGATTTAGGAGCAAGTTGGGTACAAACAACTAAAGGTACTAATTTTACTACAGGAAATTTTGTAGATACTGATAGCACAAAATATCAACTTGGAACATATACAGGTAGTTCTTTAAGATTTGTTGAACCTGGTACGTTATTAAAGTTTATTGCTCCAGCTGGATATCATTTTATGAAAGATGGTACTTTAATGCAAGGTAATCCAGATCATATAGGCGCACTTGAATATAAGTGGGTTAAAGTTATTAGTGTTGTTGGAGACGGCACCATTAATACAACTGCCGGCGCAGGCCCTGTTACACTTAATGATGTAATGCCAACTAAT